TCACCATCCCGCTCGCCGGTCACGCCATCGACGGCAAGCGCGGTGCGCTGATCGCGGGCGGTTCTTGGATGGCCTTCACGGTCGTCAACGAAGCCCTGCTGCACGGCCCCGAGAGCGCCCGCGAGCGGAATCTCAACCTCGCCTCCCGCCTCATCCCCTGCGCCATCGTCATGCTCTTCGAGGCAATCCGATGAAGACGAGACCGGCATTCGGCAAGTTCCTCGCGCGCGCTGAAGCAGGGCAGGGAGAGTTGTACCTCTATAGCCAGATCGGTGGCGGCCTCTGGTCCGAAGGCGTCACCGCAAAGCAGGTGGTGGACGCCCTCGCCGAGTTGGAGAAGACTGGCACCAAGTCCCTCGCCATCTACATCAACTCCCCGGGCGGCGACGTCTTCGAGGGGATGGCGATCCTCAACTGCCTGAAGCGGTTTGAGGGCCAGAAGACGGTCTACGTCGACGGCATCGCCGCGAGCATCGCCAGCATCATCGCGATGGCGGGCGACAAGATCTGCATGGGCGCCGGCTCGATGATGATGCTCCACGACCCGAGCGCCGTCGGCATGGGCACCGCTCCGGAACTGCGCGAGAAGGCCGCCATGCTCGACAAGGCCGCCGAGGCGATGGTCGAGGCCTACGCGCTGCGCACCGGCTGCGACGAGAAAGAGATCCGCGGCTTCATGGCGGCCGAGACCTGGTTCACCGCCAGTGAAGCGGTGGAGCACGGCTTCGCCGACGAGAAGACCGAGCAGGACGACGCCCCCGACGCGATGCTCGCGATCTCCAAGTCTCCGCTCTTCGCGATGTACCGAAACGCGCCTGCGCACATCCGCGCGAGCGCAGCCCGAAAGCCCCCGGTCGCAGAAGCGGCCCCGCAAGACGCCACCAAGGAGAACGAAATGAAGACCCTTCTCGTGATGCTCGGCCTGTCCGCTTCCGCCACCGAAGACCAGGCCATCACCGCCGCGCAGTCGCTCATCACCTACCGCGCCGAGATCTTGAAGCTCACCGGCAAGGCCAACGACGCCGAGGCCGTCGGCACACTGCTCGCGTGGAAGTCCGGCGCCGAGCAGGCCGCCGCCGCCGCGAAGGAACTGGCCGAGATGAAGGCCAAGGCCATCGAGGCCGAAGTGGTCGGCAGCGTCGACGCCGCGATCAGGGACGGCAAGGCCGCTCCCGCGCAGCGCGACTCGCTCCTCGCCATGGGCCGCTCGAGCCCCGACACCCTGCGCGCCTTCGTCGCCGCCGCGCCCAAGGTGCACGCCCAGCGCACCGAGCCCGGGGAAGCCGCCGCCACCGTGACGCTCACCGCGCAGGAGACCGAAGTCGCCGAGAAGATGGGGCAGGACCCGAAGCTCGTGCTGGCCGCCAAGACGAAGGCCATCGCCGAGGGTCGCGCTCCCTTCGCGCAGTAGCCCCGAGCCCCGCAACCGACCTCGCAGCAGCAGCAAAACCACCTCTTCCACGCCAGCCACTTCCGGCCGGCAGGAGAACGCCCCATGGCCGCACTGACCGCAGCACGCAGCACGAAGCGCCAGATCTCCAGCGAGAGCCCGATCCTCTCCGGTCTCTCGATCCCCGTGAAGGCCGCGACCAAGTGCATCCAGGGCGGCATCGCCGTCATCGACGCGGGCTACGCCGCGCCCGGCCGCACCGCCGTCGCCCTGGTCGCCTGCGGGATCTTCGAGGACACCGCCGACAACACCGCCGGCGCCAACGGCACCATCAACGCGCGTGTCCGCCGCGGCACGTTCAAGTTCGTCAACAACGCGGGCGACATCACCGCCGCGATGCTCGGCCTCGTTGCCTACATCGTCGACGACCAGACCGTCTCCTCGGTCGCCGCCGGCAAGAGCACCGCCGGCAAGGTCATGCAGATCGACTCCGACGGCGTCTGGGTCGAGCTGTACTGACCGAGACGCACCCCTCCATCAGCTCCGCTTTTTCCGCACGCCCTCAAAGGGCGCGTCCTGTCCGGGCGTGCCCTCTTTCTTGAAAGGACAGGATCATGCAGATCACCCCCGCGTCACTCGCGGCGATGTTCTTCTCGTTCGACCAGCGCTTCCAGTCCGGTTTGACCTCGGCCAAGCCGTGGCACACCGGCGTCGCGACCGAAGTCCCCAGCGCGGGCGAGTCGCTCACCTACCCCTTGCTCGACAAGATCCCGCGCTTCCGGAAGTGGCTGCCCAGCTCCGAGCGCGTCGCCAACAACGCCTCCTTGCGCGGGTACTCGCTCACCAACGACGACTACGAGCTGACCGTCGAAGTCGACCGCAACAAGATCGAGGACGACCTCTACAGCGCCTACGGCCCCCTGATGGAGATGATGGGCACCCAGGCATCGCTGTGGCCGGGAGACCTGGTCGCGTCCGTGATGCAGAACGGCGCCGCCGCCACCTCGCTGACCTATGACGGCCAACCGATGTGGTCGACCTCGCACCCGGTGAACATGGACGACGCGTCCGTAGGCACCTACTCGAACCTGAACGCCGCCGCCTTCGCGCTCAACGCCGCCAACTACAACACCAGCTACGCGGCGATGCAGAGCTTCAACGGCGCCGACAACAAGCCGCTCGGCGTTCAGCCCACCCTGCTCGTGGTCCCGCCCCAGCTGGCGCAGGCCGCCAAGCAGCTCCTCAACACCGACTGGATCTCGACCTCCGCCGCCTTCGGTGCGGTCGCTGCCAGCGCGCCCTCGCAGAACACGCTCAAGGGCTCGGCCGACCTGCTCATCGTCCCGCAGCTCTCGAACGAGCCGACGGCCTGGTACCTGATGGCGACCTCGATGCCGATCAAGCCGTTCGTGTTCCAGCGCCGGAAGAGCCCCACCTTCCAGCAGTTCACGGACCCGAACGCCCCCGACGTCTTCAAGCGCCGCAAGTACATCTACGGCTCGGATGCTCGTGGCGCGGCCGGCTACACGCTGCCGTTCCTCGCCTTCCGTAACGTCGGATAAAAGTCGAGCCTGAGCGCGCCGGTTCCCTCAACCGGCGCCGGCGCGCTCAACCCTTCCAAGGAGCATCATGCCCAAGGTCACCGTCACCGCGCTGCCGCGCCAGGTCTTCAAAGGCTTCGGCGCCATCAAGCGCTACTTCGTCTCGGGAGAGCCCGAAACCATCGACGTCACCGACGCCGAATTGGCCGAGCTGCAGGCAGATCCCGCCTGCTACTTCCTCAAGGTCGAGGATGCTTCGATCCCGGTTCCGGCCGGCGCGTCGGGCGACCTGCCCGCGGCATCGAAGAAGAAGTAAGCCGCGATGGCCACGGCCTACGCGGTTCTCGCCGACCTCACGAGCTACGGGCTGCAGTCCACCGCGCCGCTCGGTTCGGTGACGCCCACGCAGCAGCAGAAGGCCATTGACGCAGCCAACTCGCTCGCCGACGGCTACCTGGGCGCGAGGTTCAAGCTTCCGCTCACCGCATGGGGCATCGATCTGACCGAGGCGGTCATCGCCGTCGCCAGATTCAAGCTCCTCGTCGTGCGCGGCTTCAATCCCGAGGGCAAGAACGCCGAGGCCATCGTGGAAGCCAAGAACGACGCGCTCCGCTGGTTCGAGAACGTCTCCCGGGGCGCAGTCACCCCTGTCGTCACCGACTCCCGGTCCGGGATGATCGATTACGTCGAGCAGGGGATCGCGGACACCTCGAATCCGGGCGCGTTCGTCATCAACAAGCCGGCGACCGGCCGGGGCTGGTAAGTGGCGGTCGCGCTGCGGGGCGACTTCGACCGCCTCGAGCGGCTGGTCGCGCGCGCGGGCCGCATCGCCTCGCCTGCCTTCCGCCGCCAGATGCTCGGCGACATGGCGAAGGAAGTGAACCGGCAGATCGGCATCGGCTTTGACCGCGGGCAGGACCCGAACGGCAACGCGTGGCAGCCGCTGCGCTTCGGCTCCCGCTCGCCGCTCGTGAAGTCGGGCAAGCTCAAGCGCAAGGCCCAGAACGCTTTGCCGACCATCGACGGGGTCATGGTGCAGGTCGATCTCGTCTACGCTGCCACCCACCAGTACGGGGCGACGATCCGGGCGAGGAAGGCGAAGTTTCTCCGCTTCAGGGCCGGGCGGCGCTGGATCTTCGCCAAGCAGGTGACGATCCCGGCGCGTCCGTTCCTGCCTTCGGGCGAGTTGCCGCAAAGGTGGCGCGAAGCGCTCGCGAACGTCGTCGTGGAATCGCTCAGGCTCACGCTCACGGGGGTCTGACGTGCTCTCCGACATCGTCACCGACATCCACGCGCAGCTGGTCATCATCGACGCCACGATCGCGACCGCTCAGCCGACGGCGCTCATCGGATCACATTTCCTGCACGAGAACTCAGCGCCGCCGCGGGTCGTCTGGCTGCCCCTGCGGGCGAAGCCGGGCGCGCTCGACCAGCGCGGGGTCATGCCGCGGTCCCTCGGCACCAGGACGCTTTCGGTCGCCTGCCACATCTGGGGAACCGACACCACCGCGGCCGAGACGCTCCTCAACAACGTTTTCAACGCCGCCCGACGCTCTCTCGGTTCCGGCGCGCGCTGGGAATCGGAAGACTGGCCGCAGCAGGACGGCGACCAGGTCCTGCAGCTCGGCGAACTCGTCATCGTCGTCTTCGAGTTCCGCATCCCCATCACCGAGACGGGCCAGCTCGTGCAGACCGTCACCGGCCTGCCGCAGACGACCTCGATGGCCTTCGGCGACGGGCAGCTCGTCTCCGGAACCCCGGCACCATAGGAGCCGCACCATGGACGAGAACGACATTCCCGCCGAGCAGACCGCGCCCGCGCGCAAGAGCGTCGGCGAGTGGTCCCGCGCGAAGAAGCCCGCCGCGTGGAAGCTCGCCGGCGCCGCCCACGCAGGCAAGTGGGAAGACGAATTTCCAGTGATCACCGAAGCCGAGTTCGACGCCGCGATCCAGGCCGCCGGCGACATCCGCATTGGATAGCGCGACACCGCGCACCAAGGAGTAGATCTCAATGGCTGCACCTTCAGTCTCGCTGACGATTCGTGATGGCGGCTTGGGAATTGTGCTCCCTGGCGTCGGGAACATCCACGCCAAGCTCGGCGCCAGCCCCCTCGGCCTCATCAACACCCTCATCCCGGTCACGAACCCGACCGACGGCCAGGTGGCGCTCGGCAAGGGCGGCCCGCTCATGGAGGCGGCTGCGCTCGCGCTCGCTGTCGGTGGCCAGTCCGGCACGAGGCCCGGCGGCATCTACTGCGTCCCGGTCAACCCGACCAGCTACGGCGCCCCCTCGGCCGTCGCCCACACCGGGCCCGGCACCGGCACCATGACCGTCGCCGCGAAGCCCTCGGCGCCGATTCTGGTCAAGTTCGTGCTCGGCGGCGCCACCGGCGTCGCGACCGTCCTCTTCTCCATCGACGGCGGCCTGACCTACCCGGGCACCCCGACCGTCACCGCGGCCACCCTCATCGTCCCGAACGCGTCCTTCGTCACGCTCGCCTTTGGCGCAGGCACCGCGGTCACCGGCGACATCGTCACCGTCGCCACCACCGGCACCCCGACCTTGACCTCGGGCACCGGCACACTCATCCCGACCGTCTCTTCCGCCTGCCCGGTGGACGCCTACACCGCGGCCGCCACCATCGTCACCGCGGGCGCCCTCGGCGTCGCGATGTTCACCTACTCGCTCGACGGCGGCGGCTCTGTCTCCAGCCCCGTGCTCATCCCCGTCAGCGGCATCTACGTCATCCCGGACGCAGGCCTCGTCTTGACCTTCGTCGGCGCCTTCACCGTCGGCGACGCCTACAGCTTCACCACCACCACGGCGAGCTTCAGTTCAACCGACTTGACCACCGCCTGGACCGCGCTCGTGGGCGACTCCCGGCAGTGGTTCATGGCCCACATCGTCGGCGCTGCCGCAACCGTCGCCGCGTCCGCTACGCTCGCCGCCTCCCTCGAGACCCTCGCCGCGGCCGCAAACGCCAACTACCGCTTCGTGCGCGTCCTCATGGAGGTGCCGACCGACACCGACGCGAACACGCTCTCGGCCTTCGCTGCGACCGTGACCCCGCACGTCTCCTGGTGCGCGGGATCCGAGAACACCACCTCGCCCCTGAACGGCCGCATCTTCAGCCGCAACAGCGCCTGGCCCGTCGCCGCCCGCATCGCCGCCGTGCCCCCCGCTGAAGACCCGGGCCGCGTTGCCTCCGGCGCGCTCCTCGGCGTCTTGTCCCTGGCGCGTGACGAGTTCAAGAGCCCGGGCCTCGACGCCGGCCGCTTCACCACGCTGACCACCATCCTCGGCCTGCCCGGCTTCTACGTCACCAGCTGGCGTCTCGGCGCGACCCCCGGCTCCGACTTCACCTTCGGCCAGTACGGGCGGGTGATGGACCTGATCGCGGCCGCCTACCGCGCCGGCCTGCTCAAGTACCTGAACGAATCGCTGCGCGTGAACGGTGACGGCACGATCAACGAGAAGGACGCGCGCTCGATTGAGGCCTTCATCGAGGACTTCATCCGCAACAGCCTCCCCTCCAACACCATCTCGAGCCTGACCATCACCGTCGACCGCACGGTCAACCTGCTCGCGACCCAGAACCTCAAGAGCACCTGCCGCGCCGTCCCGGTTGGCTACGCGAAAAATATCACCGGCGACCTCGGCTTCACCAGCTCCGCCCTCGCCGTGAAGTAAGGCGCGCTCCAACCACCGAAAGCAGGAATCATCATGCCAATTGGGTATCCGCTCGTCGCCGGCGACCGCTTCGACGCGTCCTCCATCGAGCTCAAGCTCAACGCCAAGAAGTACATCGGCGTGAAGAGCGTCAAGTACAAGCAGGAGCTGGAGCCGGGCGAAGTGCGCGGCTTCTCGCCCCAGGTCCTCGGCTACACCCGCGGCCTCTACAAGGTGGAGGGCTCCATCCAGATCTACCGGGAGGAGTTCCAGGACCTGAGCATCGACCTGCAGACGCTCGCGGTCGGCCTGCTGGAGGCGAACTTCATCGCGACCATCGTCTATTCGGAGACCGGCACGCTCAACAACGTGCTGCCCGCCGGCATCGTGGGCGCGACCTCCATGGACACCATCGTCGGCGTGCGCTTCACCGGCACCGACCACTCCGTCGAGGCCGGCTCGTCCGATCCGCTGGTGGTGGAGCTGCCCTTCAAGGCGCGCTACCTGCTCGTCAACGGCATGGCGCCCCTCACCAACCTCTTCCGCATCGCTGCTGTCGCGGCGAGCTAGCACGAGGCCATCTTGAAAGAGATTCCCCAGGCCGAGATCGACGCGCTCAAGGCCGCGCACCCGGGCAGCGAACTGCACCTGCTCACCGTCGGCGACGGCGAACGGGCGGAGACCATCATCGTCAAGGTCCCGGATCGCACCCGCTGGATGCGCTTCAAGGAGCAGGCGGCCGACAAGAACCGGCGCGCGGTGGCCATGGAAGCGCTGGTACACGACTGCGCCGTCTATCCGGCGAAGGCCGAAGTGATGGCGCGGATCGAGGCGCGGCCGGCGCTGGCGGAGACGTTCGGAGCGCAGATCGTCGAGCTGGCGGGTCTTGAGGAGACCGTCGTCGCAAAAAAACTCTGAAGCGCATCGAGGCGGCGCGCGCAAATACGTTCGTTGCCGCGCAGGCCCTCACCGCGTACCTGCGCGGGGGGCCGCTCGAGGGCGCCGACTGGGAGCCGACCCCGGCTTCTGTCGGCGCCTTACTGTTTGCTGATGCGCTGCTCTGCCTCTCAAGCCGGGGAACCTGATGTCATCTCGTCTGGAATGGGTTCTCTCGCTGCAGGATAAGCTCAGCGGGCCCGGCGCGCGGATCGAACGCCAGCTCTCCTCCGTGCGCGCGAGCCTGAAGACGCTCGACATCGAGGCGCGCCAGAACAAGCTCGCGTCCCTCACCGACCCGCTCAAGCGCCAGCGGCTGGAATTGCAGCTCCAGAGGGACAAGCTCCTTCTCAGTAAATCGGCCCTCGACAAGGCCGGCGGCGCGTCTCGCAAGGCCGGCAGCGACACCGGCTTCTTTGTCCGCCAGCTGCACGACGTCCTGCACATCGCCCAGATCGTGGGCGGCGCGCTCGAGCGGATGGGCGGCATCGCCGTCAATGTCGGGCGCGGCATTTCGCAGGCGGTCAGCTTCAAGCAGAGCAACATGGTGGGCCTGAAGACCTTCCTCGGCGCGGGCTCCGGCGGCGTCTTCGAGAAGATGACCGCGTTTGCCGGGCGCATCGGGGTTGCCCCAGAGGGCTTGGTCGAGACCGCGAAGTCGCTGGCGATGTCCGGTTTCCCGGGCGCGAATATCGAGCGCACGGTCAAGCGCATCGCGGACATGAACGCGATCCACGCCGGGTCTGGAGACCGCGTCACCGGAGCGCTGGCCAACGTGTTCTCGTCCGGCATTGCGACCGGCGGAGACATCGAGGGCCTGCGGGGCAGCGGCCTCAACGTCGAGAGGATGTTTGAAGACCTCTCCGAGCGGCTCACCGGCAAGCGCAACAGGTTCGTCGGGAAGAAGCTGGCGGACGCGAACCCCCAGGGGTTCGGCAAGTTCAACTTCGCGCAGATCCTCCAGGGCGAGATCGACCGCCTCAACGGCAACGACCCGGGCTCGAAGGCACTGGCCGCCGCCCAGAACCCGGAAGCGAAGACGAACAACATCTTCACGCAACTGAAGCGGATGGCTGGCCACCTCGACAAGTCGTCCGGGCTCAAGGCCCTGAACGGCGTGCTCGACAACCTCACCGACCTGTTCAACCCGTCCACTACGAGCGGCCATAAGATGGTGGAGCGGCTGACTCAGCTGTCGGATGTCTTCGCCAAGTTCCTTGCGCCGCTGACCGGGTTGGACGGCAAGCAGCGGATGATGGACTTCTTCACGGCCCTCGCTGCGGGCGTCGAGCAGGTCATCCCCGGAATGATGACGCTCGCGAACTTCACCGCCAAGCTGGCCGGTCTGGGCCTCAAGTCGATTCAGGGATTCGAGGCGATCGGCAACCTGCACCTCGGCGATACGGTGCTCTTCCCGCCCTCGGACGATTCCGGCCTCAGCCGGGAAGCGCATGACCGGGTACAGCGCCAGCGGCGGGCAGACGCGCAGCGCAACGGCGGCATGACGATCAACGTGAACCAGCACGTCGACGCGCGCGGCGCTTCCAAGGACGACGCCGACCATATCGCCCGCGAGTCGAAGAAGGCCGCTGTCGAGGCCATCACCGACGCGCTGGAGCGTGCAGCGCAGCACAGCGGCGCGAAGGGGCAGTAGATGGCGCTTCCATTCTGGGACCAGCCGGCGATCTCGAAGGTCTCCACGCGAGACCCCACGACCGGCAAGACCACCGACGGCCAAGCTCGCCCGGCGGGCATCGTCGCCCTGACGCCATCGGACCCCCGGAACCCCTATCCGGACGAGCTGTCGCCGTGGGACGTCATCACCCTGAACGGCGTCCGCGCTCCTGGCATCTGCCGGGTCGAGGGCGGCAGACACGTCGCGCTCGACCTGCAAAAGCTCATCGGGCAGCTCGAGCCGAGCATGGTCTTCCTCAACTTCGACCCGGTTCCGATCACGCTCACGCTCACGCTGTGGACGCCCGCTCAGTTTGCGGCGCTGCAAGATCTCCTGCCGCACCTTCTGCCCGCAGTCGGCCCGAACCCGATCTTGCGGGCCGTGAAGGCCGAGCACCCCGCGCTGGCGCTCATCGGCTGCGACACGCTCCTCTTCCAGGGGATGGAGCTGCCTCGGCACATCGGCCACCAGGTGATCGAGGTCGTCTTCAGCACTTACGAGTTCAACCCGAAGATCACCAACACGGCCAAGGACGCGCAGAACCCGGAACCGCAGACCGCGAAGTCGGCTCCGCCTCCCGTGGTGCCGCCCAGCCAGGCCCCAATCCCCCCGAGCTAATCCATGGCGTTCGCATCGGTCAACGGCGCGACCGTTCTGGAAGGCTCGATCGGCCTCCCGCGCATCGGCGTCTGGACGGCCGACGTCGAGCTGCCAGCGCCCCCGAGCGTCACGCAGCTCTCGGGTCCGGCAACGCTCCAGCTCGGCACCGCGCTGACGCTCACCGGCACCTTCGGCCGCACCGGCATCGACGGCCGCGGCAGGATTCGGGCGCGCGTCATCGGCGGCGGCGCCGGCATGGGAAAGACCCTGCCACCGCGCAGCTACGTCGGGGCCACCCTGCGGCTGCCGCTCGTGGACCTGCTCACCTCCGCCGGGGAAGCGCTCTCGCCTACGTCCGACGCCGGAGTGCTCGCCTACCAGATGCCGGCCTGGTCCCGGATGCAGGGGATTGCCGGCGCCTCCCTTGCGGCGCTCTTGGCGGTCCCGGCGGCGAGCTGGCGCGTTCTGCCTGACGGAACGGTCTGGGTCGGGAACGAGACGTGGAAGCCGTCGAACATGTCGGCCGTCGCGATCTCCTACGAGCCGGAATCGAGGCGGCGCACGGTGGCCTCGCTCGTCCCGACCATCCTGCCGGGACAGACCTACGACGGCGCGCAGGTCGGCTTCGTGCAGCACGTCCTCACGCCGCGAGCTCTGCGGACCGTCCTTTTGCTGGAGTGACCCCTTGAGCGACCGCATCGCCGACGCCGTCGAGGCAATGGTCCGCAAGGTCTTCGGCCAGCGCATCGACTATCTCGCCGCGTATCCCTCGCGCGTCGTGGCCCAGAACGCCGACGGGACGCTGGAGCTCGTGCCGGATAGCCCGCGCCTATCCAGCTACTCGAAGGTGCCGATCCGCTACGGCGTCCCCGGCGTCTCGGCGACCGTCGCTTCCGGCGCGCGGGTGCTGCTCGAGTTCGGTGGCGGCGACGCGCGCAATCCCATCGCCACCGTCTGGGAGTCGGCGAGCGTCACGCAGCTCACCCTCACCGCGACCGCCATCAAGCTCGGCGGCAGCGGCGCGTCGCAAGCGCTGGTGCTCGGTACCAGCTACTCGACGCACGCTGGCCAACTGGCGACTGCGGCGACAGCCCTCGCTACGGCCATGACCTCGCTGTCCGCCAACATGATTGTCGCGCTCCCTGCCCCGAATGCAGCGGCGGCTCTGGCAGCTGCGTCAGCAGCGGCGACGGCGGCAACCAACATGGCCTCCGCGGCTAACTCTCTCGCGTCGGACGTGTCGACGCAGAACAAGACGCTCTGATGGCCATCGACCTGGGCACAGACATCAGCTGCTTTCCCGATCTGTCGCCACTCGGCACCCTAGTAACCGGCAACACCGGAGTCGCGCAGGCCCTCGCGCGCAGGCTGACCACTCCCCGCGGCGGCCTCTTCTACGACACAAACTACGGCACCGACCTGCGCCTCTACCTCAACGAGGGGATGACGCAGGAGGCGCAGTCGCGCATCAAGGCCGCGGTCGAATCCGAGTGCCGCAAAGACGAGCGGGTATCGAGCTGCACCGCCGATGTGACCTTCAACCTCGCCGCGCAGACGCTGGCCGTCTCCATCGCCTTCAGCACTGGCGCGGGTCCGTTCTCTCTCACGCTCTCGGTGACCGCGCTCACCGTCTCGCTGCTCAAGGTCGGCTGACAAAATGGGACTCACGTTTGCGCAGCTCATGCCGCCGGTTCCGGTTGCGACCTGGCGCGCGCTCCTCCTCGGCGTCTTGCAGGGCCTCGGCATCGTCATCCCCGGCGGCACCGCGGGCGGAGGCGTCCAGACCGGCACCGGCAGCGTCTCGCTCACCGGCACGCCGGCCGCCGCGTACCCGAAGGCGCTGCTCAAGATCGTGACCGCCGGGGAGCTGGGCACCGCAGCCTTCCAGTACAGCCTCGACGGCGGCGTGACCTACAGCGGCAACGTCACCGTCCCGGGCGGCGCGACCTACCTGCTCAGCACGACCGGCGTGACCGTCACATTCGCCTCCGGACCCGCAGGCGGCCCCACGTCCTTCGCCGTCGGCGACACCTTCACCTTCGCGCTGAACGTCCCCAGCCTGCCGGTGACCTCGTGGCAGTCGGGCGGCGCCTTCCGGACCGTCGTCGAGATCGAGGCTCAGGCGCTCGCCGACCTCTCGACCGCGCAGTCGGTCGTCACCGCCTCGGGCTTCCTGGCGGCGTGGCTCAACCCGACCTCCATGGGGCTCGTTGGCGCGCCCCCAGACGCGTGGCTCGACCTCCTGGGGCAGAACGTCTACGGGCTCACCCGGAACGCCGCTGCGGTCACCCAGGGCCTCGCCACGCTCACCGCCGCAGCCGCCGCCGGGCCGTACACCATCACCGCCGGGACGATGTGGTGGGCTGACGCAGCCGGTCACCGCTACTCGAACCTGAACGGCGGCACGCTCACCCTCGGCGGGACGCTGCAGCTCACCTGGGCCGCGGAGAGCCCCGGAGCGGCCTACAACATCGGCACCGGATCTGCGCTCTCAATCGTCGCCGGCACGCTCGCAGGCGTTACGGTCGCGAACCCGGACCCCGGCAGCGGCACCTGGGTGACGACGCAAGGCGCCGACGCCGAGAACAGCATCGCCTACGCCACCCGCTGCCAGAACCGCTGGCCCTCGCTCTCCAGCCCGGGTGCGTCGCCGGCGGCCGTCTACCAGCTTTGGGCGCTGTCGGCAGAAGCAGCAGCCGGCCACGGGACGACGGTCACGCGCGCGCTCGTCATCGCCGACGCGGTCACGCCCGGCCAGGTGGACATCTACCTCGCGGGCACTGCGGGCGCGGCGGGCGCTCCGGCCGTCACCGACGTGAACACGTACGTCCAGGCGCGCGTCGGGATCACCAACAGCGCGCTGGTGCAGGCGGCCACGAACGTGGCCATCACCGTCGCCGGCACCGTGAACTACTTCGCCGCGCAGACGACCCTCGCGGCGGTGCAGGCGGCGGTCGCGGCGGCGCTCTCGAAGTACATCAACGCCCTCGCCATCAGCGACGGCACCGCGGCGCAGAAGGTCTACTGGAGCCAGGTGGAAGCCGCGGTCGCGGGCGCGGCTGGCGTGCGCAACGTCCTGGCCCTTACCACCAACGCCGGCACCGCCGACATCGCGCTCACCGTTGGCGGAGTGGCGACCTTGACCAACTCGCTCACCTTTTCCGGGGTGTAGGGTCACCTAATCGCGGCGGATGCTTCTCGTGATACGTCGCGAGGCCGCGCATCCGTAGCGGGCTGTCGCGCAGGAGTCCGCCGGCCGTGTTGCATGCGCTGCACAGCAGGCCGCGTACGTTTCCGAAGATCGCGTCGCCGAATGCGTGGTCGTGATCTGGGACCAGCTCGCCCTTGCCTAGGTTGATTCGGCAACCCGGATTGGCGCAGCAGAAGTCCTGCATCGCCTCCATGCGTTCGTACTGATCCCATGTAATAGTAATCCCGTGTTTCTTCCAGCGGTCGATCCGCACCAGCCACTTCATTCGTTCGGCGTTGTTTGCGTAATATGCGCGCGACTTCTCGTTCTGCCTTGCTTTGTTCTTGGCGTACCACACGCGGTTCGCTTCCTTTATCTTGACCGCGTTCTTGGCCCGGAGCACGCGCCTCAACTTGTGCATCCGGTCAATGTTCTTGGCGTAGTAAGCCTTCTGCCACTCACGCTTCCGTTCGAGGTTCTTGACGCGATACGCGCGCTGGCGCTCCTTTTCCTCCTCCGGGTTCTTTGCTTTCCGCTCACGCTCCCGACGAGCATGACACTGGCGGCACTTTAGTAGCAGTCCGCCGGTAGTGCGCTCGCGGGCTCCGCCGCACTTCGAACACGCCTTCATTCCTTCCCTTTCTTCGGTTTCTCGTAAGGCATCAGCACGCAAAGGGGCTTCCCGTTCCGCGTGATCGTGATGGTCTCTTTCCCGAACGCGGCACGGCTCACGGCGTCTGAGACGTTCCGCACAAGCTCTTTGCTCGTCATGTTAGAACGCTTTGGCATAGGTATGCACAGTACATACTTGCCGCGATAAGGGCAAGGCTCCTCACCCTCCCGTAACACCGCCGCAGAAAGGGCGATGACCGCTTCCGCCCCCCTGCTGAGGATTCACATCCATGGCCGCTCCGTTCCAGCAGGGCCGCACCGTCTACCAGGACTATCAGCGACAACTTTCGCCTACTGCCTTCCTCGGCCCGAACGGCGCAGCCTTCGAGGCGGCCATGGGCGCAGTCAAGGACGCGATGCTCGACCGGCAGGTCGCGTCCGGGAAGGCGGAAATGCCCGGCCAGGCGCCGGCCGACGCGCTCGCCTTTATTGGTGCCGAACGGGGAATGCCGCGGGGCGGATCCGAGACCGATGCGGCCTACGCGGCGCGGCTCCTCAACGCATGGCAGACATGGCCCTGGGCAGGGACCCCGTACGGGATGCTGCAGGCCTTCCGCGCGACCGGGTACACGAACGTCGTCCTCGCCCAGCCACTCGGCGGCAAGCTCTTCAGCCTCGACGTGAACGGGGTGCTCGTCACCTCGACTGCAACGCCGCCGAGCTGGACGCCGACCTACGTGGGCGATCCGTTCTGGTCCCGCTTCGACGTGCTCTTCCCGGCGCCGCTGATCGCGAGCTGGGGCGGAGGCGCGAGCGTGCCGGCGTCGAACTCGACTGAGGCGAATTTTATCCGGTCCCTGATCGCGGCGTGGCGTCCTGCGCACGCGACCGCCAATCGCATCGTCATCATCACCAGCGGCAAGGCCTGGGGCTACCCGGCGACGCAGGTCTGGGGAGCGGCGACAGGTAGTTGGGGCGGCACTACAACCGTTTGGAGTCCATAAAATGAGCACGGTTTATACCGGCGTCCCCGGCAACATCGGCGCGCTTACTCCCGTCACCGCCACGATCCCGGCCGACGGCGTGGACCCCCTCTCGGCCGCCAGCGTCAATGCGGCGCTGCAGAAGCTCACCGATTACATCGCGTATCTGGAGACGATATCTGGACCGGCACTCCTCCAGTTCGGAGGCATCCCCGGAACCGCCACATCGGCGAGCTATTTTGCCACGCTAGCGGGATACGGCAACGGCGCGATGCCTGTCACCTCCGGTGTCGCGAATGGGACGCTCATCACGTTACCGGTTGCGTGCCGCATCACGGGGATGTGGCTCGCCTTTACCAACACCACCATTAATGCTGGGACAATTAGTTTCCAGGCCTTCATCAACGGAGCGGCAGCAGGGCCCTTCATCGCCCTGGCCCCCGCGGGTGTTGCTCCGGCCAACTTCACGGCGGTAGGAACGATCGCCGTGCCCGCAGGCCAGTCCATCGGCGTGAGGGTATTCAACAATGCCGGAGTGACGACCGGCCCAGGCCAGTGCACCATCGGCCTTCTGTTATCGCTCGGATGATGGCGTGTTAATACGGAACGCAGAGCCCGTGGTAGCAGCTTGTCGTCGATGCGCAGTCGGCCCCCGTCACGCAGATCTTGAGGCAGGAGCCAACATCCACCGCGGCGCCGGAGGCTGTGCCCGGCGGGCACGGTTCGTTTGAGACACAAAACGGGATAGGCGACACGCTGGCCTTTCCGCAGAACCCGGCGTCGAGGAACGGACAGGATTTCGCGGTGTCGGCAGTGCAGGGCATCGCGACCGCCCACACTCCGCCCGCGTCCGCCGACCCTGTTCCTTGCACGCCGCGGGTGATGCCGTTGGACACGCCGCTGTCTGGTTCCACCGTCACCGAACCGCTTCCACCGCACGCCACCGCGAACATCACCAGCGCCAGCCCGATTAGTTTCATCGCTTCCCCTTTGCCTGAGTCGTTGCGGCGACGATCCGCCGTGCAGCCTTAATCGCTACTCGCCGGATGAACGTCGCGACAGGCAGGCCATCCTCTTCGGCCGCCTTCGCTACCTCTGCGCGCTCCTCTTCCGAGAGCACCACCAGAAGCCGCTTCCCCTTCACTCGTCCGCCCATGTGCAAGGCATATCAGCACAATGGACGCACGTCAAGCCGCACCAGCGAGGCCCTATGTCCACGCGCATCCTCCTCCTCGCCGCCGCCATGCTGGCCAGCTGCGCCACGGCCCCGCCGCCGGTGCCGACGCAGTGCCGCCCGTCCAATTACGACCTCTGCGCCGCGCACTGTGCGGCCTCTGGACGGGGTGCCTCCTTCATCCTCGAGAACCAGAGCGACGTTCAGTGCGCGTGCGCGAAGCCTGCTCCGGCGGGAACATGAGCCCCCTCGCCGCCAGCGTCCTGACGAACCTCGCGCCCTTCCTCGACCTGCTCGCCCTGCACCCGCCCCGCGAATGCGAGACGAACGAGTGCGACGCCGGCCCCATCTCGCCGCGCCTCGGGAAGATGGATCGGGACTTTTCCGCGAGCATCGATTCGGCCGTCTTTGAGTGCGGCTGCGGCTGGGTGCGCCATGAGCCGCTGGTGCTCCGATGAAGTTTACCGACCACGCGCTCGCGCTCCTGAAGCGGCTCGAAGGCTGCCGCCTCACCGCGTACCGGGACCAAGCGTCAGCGCCGCAGATACTCGACAGCGGCCGTCAGGGCTGTCAGCGAATCGCCAAGAAGACCGAGGCCGGTGTTGCAGCGGTGGCAGAGGATGCCGCGCACGAGACCGGTGCCGTGGTCGTGGTCGGTGTGCCATCCTCTTCGTCCGCCGGGCTCACCTGTGCGACACAGTGCGCAAGCCTTGCCTTGCGACTCGAACAAGACCGTCCACGCCTCAACGGTCATTCCGTACGCGAGCCTGAGCCGCAGCGCTCGTCCACCGATCGCATTGCGTCGTTGCCACGCGGCTTTGAATTTCTCAGGGTTCGCCTTGCGCCAAGCTTCGTTCGCCGCGATGACTTTGTCTTTATTCGCAGCGTAGTACCGCTTGCGTCTTGCGCGGTCGGCGGCGAGAGCGCGGTCGAGATTCTTAGCGCGCCACTTCTGGGAGGAAATGACGCCTCGGCGTCGGCGCTCTTCTGCGGACATGGCCATGCGGCATTTTACTCGACGCCGAACGACCGCGCACCGCGGAGCTCGCCATGATCTCCCTCTCCGCGCTGCAGCTCCAGCGCTGCGCCATCTACACGCGGGCGTCGCGCTGCGTGGAGATCTTGCCGCACCTCAACGCCTCGCTGGCGGCGGCGCAGATCGATCGCCCGCTGCGGCTCGCGATGTACGTCGCGCAGCTCGAGCACGAGAGCGACCACTTCCGCACCTTCGAGGAGTACGCGAACGGAGCCGCCTACGACCTCTCGATCAACCCGAAGCTCGCTGCGCGCCTGGGGAACACGCAGCCAGGCGACGGCCAGCGCTTCAAGGGTCGCGGTGCCATCCAGCTCACCGGGCGCGCCAACTATATCCGCGCCAGCGCCTCCTTGGGCCTGCCGCTGCTCGACCACCCGGAGCTCGCCGCGCAGCCGGAGAACGCCTTTCGGGTGTCGGCCTGGTTCTGGCTCACCAACGGGCTCAACGCCTTCTCCGACAAGGGCGACATCGACGGCGCCACCCGGAAGATCAACGGCGGCCTGAACGGGCTGCTCGAGCGGCACAAGAACTACGACCGCGCCTGCGACGTGCTCGGGGCGCTGAGCCTGAGGTTCGCATGATCCCCTTTCTTCACACGCTGCGCCTCTGCGTCTGGGCGCTCTTCCATGACGAAAAAAAGTTCCGGCGCTGGGCCCGCGCTGGCGTCGGCGCGCTCGCGATCTCCGGCACCGTCTACGCCGACCAGCTCGAGCCGATTGCGCACTGGCTCGCCGTCGCCGTCCGGGTGCTGTCGGTGCTCGCGGCCATCGGCGTCGCCATGCACGGCGACACGGTGACCCCGGCCCCGGAGCCTGTGCCATGAAGCTGCGGCTCCGTGAGAAGCTGGCCATCTGGGCGCTGGTGACCTTCGCCCTCTGCTGCGGCTGCGTGCACACCGAGAAGCACCAGGTCGACGCCACGTCCAGCGAGCACGACCTCCTCACCAGCAGCGAGCACCTGCGCATCGACTCGGCCGAAAAGGCGCAGCTCGAGCAGCACACCTTCACCACGACCGGGCCCGGCAAAGAGGTTGAACGCTGGTTCGCTCCCGACGGCGGCGTGGCTCACGAGATCGACCGGAGCTGGGGCGCTGCCACCGCCGAGATCACGGTGAAGGCCGAGACCTCCGCAGAGGCGCACCTGGACCTAGACGCGGGCACGGCGGCCTCGCACGACGCGGCGACGAAGGTGGCAACGAAGGACGACACCGACACGCACCCGGCTATGTCCTGCGCGTCCGCGGGGATGCTCTGGGCGCTGGTCGGGATCGGGGTGGTGGTACTGGGCCTGAAGCTGCTCGCGCGGCGGTAGCGGCTTGTGCCTGTCCGTCTCGTTCAGGTGGCGCCCCCTCGCGCCAACGCCGCCGCCGCCACGTTGGCCAGCTCGAGCTGGATCGGGTCGAGGCCCGGCTTGAGCCTGTCCAGGGCGAGGACGTAGCGGTCGAACTCCGGGCCCGGCACGATGTAGTGCGTCGTCGCGATGTCGTGGCCGAGGCGCAGCAGCGACTCCGCCAGCCCCTTCCCGATGCAGAAGTCGCGCGTCTCGTTGCAGAGCACGACGATCTTGTGCGGGCAGTCGTTGCACTTCGGGGCGGCGGTCATGGACCCCTAGAATACCGGCACCGCAGCGTCCTTGCACTGCGCGGCGTCGCCATCCCGCGTTAGCTGGTATATATTCAGTCGCGCCCTTGGTCGGGCCAGCAGTCCGGTGAAGCAAATTGCTCCGGTGCCCTCGCGGGTGCCGGAGCTTTTTTATTGTCCGCCGTTTTGGGCCAGTTTAGGGCCAGCGTCTCGCGTAAAACCCGGCAGTGGCTCCCCGAGCTGGGTTCGAACCAGCGACCCACGGATTAACAGCGCGCAGTCCCCTGTGTGGCGGCGTCGCGCGGCAGAAGGGCCACGCAGGGGCGGGCGGCGCGACGTGGTCGCGTTTTGGGACATAGTGGGCCAGTCACATGCGGCGGATTGCCGCGCGGCCCCTGGCTACGTCTGCGTGCACATAGCGGCTCGCCATCGCAAGGGATCGCCAGCGCCCCGCCGCCTGGACCGCCGTCACGTCCCCGCGGGCGAGCTGCGCGACGATGGTCCCGAAAGTGTGCCGGGCGGTGTGGTGCGCCGTCGTCCCGTGGGCGTCTACCCGTGCCCGCGCCAGCGCCCGCTTCCATGCCTTGCGCAGGTCGAAACCGCCGAACACCGGCTCGTTCCTGTTGCGGATGCCGTTCGCGGCAGCCTCGGCCCGGACGGCGCGCGCTACCTCCGGGTGCAGCTCTACCATTTCGGCCTCGCCCGACTTTGTCGCGGCCGCCTCGATGCGCAGCACCCTCGCCTTCGCGTCGAGCCACCGCAGCGTCAGACGCGAAAGCTCCCCGCGCCGCAGTCCCGAGTATGCCATCGCCGTCCACGCCCGGGCCGCGCGCGCGTCTCCATTCGCCTTCATCGCCCGCAGCACGCGGTCCCGCTCGCCCTCGGTCAACGCTCTCCGCGGCGCTTGGTCCTTGTTCACCAGCCGATTCGTCGGCGGCGTCAGGTTCGGCACGACAGCCACCGCACCTAGCGACAGCGCGAACCGCATCAGGTGCCGCAGCGTCGTTGTTGCGTGGCGCAGGCTCGCCCAAGATAGCCCCTCGCCGTGCAGCTTGCGCATCGCGTCCTGCCAAGCGGCCTCGGTCACGTCTCCGGGCAGGCGAAAGATGCCGAGCAAGTAGCGCACGTCGAGCTTATGGCGGGTGACGAACTGCGGGTTCTTCTCGGCCGCGCGTTCCTCGATGCTGGCGATCCATAGCGACGACATGCGCCGGAAATCGAGCGCTACTCCAGGACCAGCCGCAGGCTTCGTTCCCGCGGCCCGGTGCGCCTCGTACCACCGCGCGGCGAGATAGGCTTCAGCTCGGCCTCGATCTCGCTCGCCCGTCGAGCCATGGAGCCTCTGGCCGGCAACGGTGAAGCGGAAGTGCCAGACGCCGCCGCGATTGCGCAGGGTGGGTTTTGATGGACGGCCGATGGCGCCTCCCTCCGCGAAGTGATCCATGCATCGAGGTCGGAGCGCAAGAAGCCATGTCTCGATCCGATCTTTGCCGTCGGGATATGTGGCCGGACTTCGTCGTCGAACACGTCGACGCTTACACCCAGGTACGCCGCCGAGCATGATCGGCACAGCCGCAGCCCCGAGCAGGGCCGGTGCTCACGCGCGCTGGCGGAGGGAACGCTCACTTCTACTTCCCCTCCGCGGGCGTCCGGGCGGCCTGCGCGGGCGGCTGCCCTGAGAGGGCGCGGATGGCGGCTGCGATTTGCTGCGCCGTCGTGTGCGCGGTCGTCTTTGCTGTCTCGCTCATCCGGTCCCACGGAATATCCGGGTGGATGCTGCGGTCGGCCTTCACGGAGAACCGTGAGGCGAGATCGGCCGCCTCTTCCAGCGCCGTTGCCCGCGCCTCCCGCAGCGCCGCATCCTTCTCGGCCAGCGCGGCGCGGTATCCGAACAGCGCCCGCTCGATCCGCGTGAGTGCATCCTCTGGCGACTGGACCGGATGCAGCCCCGAGGCCTCGTCAGCGATCGTAATGATGCGGTCGCCTAGCTCGGCCAGCGCGCCGCGGGCGGCGTCCCTCTCCCTGGTCAGCGATCTCACCCCATCCCCGAACTCGACCGCTGGACCTACAGGGATCGTTCCGGTGTCCGCCAGAGCGCCGGAGACGAGAGAGAGGGCGACGTGGGCGGAGGAAAGCTGCTTTTCGAGGGTGAAGGCTTTGGCCTGCTCCTCGTCCACGCGGCCCTTCAATCGCTCGTTGTCGGCGGTCCCGAGTTGGATGCGGCTCCGGTGCTGTTCCACGTCGCATAGGGTTCCTGCGCGTTTGGCGCGCCCCACCAGTTCGGCCACGACGGCGCGCTGGTCGGATGCCTTCATCTGGTCCGCGCCGGTCGTCCCTGTGGAGATGCAGAACTCAAGCTTCCACTCCGCCAACTGCTCCCGCAGGCGAGCGACTTCGGCGCGTGAGCGACCCGCCTCTTGCTCACTCTCGGCGGAGGCCAGCGATTCCCTGATTGCAAATCCGCGCTCCCTGGCATCGGCTTCCGCTAAGGCGCGCTCTACGAGTTTGTGATGCTCGGAGTCCGTGATGCACTCTCGGTATTGCCCTGTTGCTTGTCGCGCATCGTTCTCGGTGGCGTGTCGAGTAATTTTTACGCCATGCCACGCCAACTCCCAGGGGCGATCCACGTCATTCGGTAGATTAGTTCCTCGATGCTTGATTGTTAGGCCGTGATTTACTAATTCGGCATCAGTCATAGGCACGGATGGACAGTCAGCGGCCATCGGCCACCTCCTCTTCCTTGAGGGCGCACCCGTCGATGACGGTGATGTCGCGGCATTCAAGGTCATCGTCGCTGTCGTCGTGCCCCGCGTAGCACCTCGCGGCGTCGTCGGACGGCAGCCCATACCCGAACGCGCGGCGTGTCTCGCCGGGCCATAGGCACCCAACGTGCGGCTCTTGCGCATAGCCGGGGCAGTCGTGGGAGCAGTACCCGATGGCGGCTTCTAGCGCCGCCGATCGCCCGCGCGGATTCTTTGTGCGATGGCACACCGCGCACTCAACGGAGCAGCCCACCTCGCCACGCGTCCTCCCGCAGCCTGGACAGTTCATGGCGATTCCTCGGAGGGCGCGGGCGGTTGTCGTAAGGGCGACTTATCGGACGCTGCGCGCGGCTGCGCCGACGCCCTCGCTGACGCCACGCCCGCCTCAAATGCGCGCTCGCTGGCAGCGTTGCCGTTGCACACGGCCAGCACGCGGGCGGACTCGACCAGCGCAGCCGCGTCGCACAGGGCGCGCCCCATGCGCTTCACCTCACCCCACAGGCGGGTGTTCTCAGCTTGCAACTCGGGGATGATTTCGCCGGCAAGGTCCGCCTCTCGCCGCGCGATAGACGCCAGCCTTTCAAGGCGGGTGTTCTCAGCGATGGCGGCCGACGCAGCCTCCAGCGCCGTCTTCTCGTCTTCTAGCGACAGCGCGTACGACGCCTTGAAGTAGTCGCGGTCCTCCGCCAGACGTGCATTCTCAGCCCGCAGTGATTCAATCGTCTCGGTCACAGTGGCCCCCCTTCATGGGTTCATCCAGTGCAGCGCCGCGAGCTTGCAGCCGGGTACCCCGCACTTGCCCGCCGTGGTCCGGCGCGAAGGCGTGTGCCGAACGAGGTACGCGCCTGCGCCGAGCGCCGCCACGACCAGCAGCGCCCAGCCGGTGAGGACGCCGAGGAGGAAGCGCATCAAGGTGCCCACCCTTCCTTCGTCCAAGTCAGCCGCTTCATGCCGCCCGTCCGATCGCTTCCGCCGCCAGCTCCGCCGCCTCGCTCGCCGCGTCCCGCTCGCACCAGCTCATCCAGTCCGCCCGCGTCCGGAACTGCGACGGCCAGAGGGGGGGGGGCGGCGCTTCCGGCGTGGAGGTCGGTAGCCGTGGGCGCGCGCGAGGGCGAGGGCGATGGTGTCGATGAGGCGGTCGAGGTTGCTGCGCCTCACGCCGCTCCCTTCGGTTCGTCGACGTCCACGATCTCGACGCGATCCGGCTTCAGCGCCCTCCCCCGCATCCATTTCGCGAAGTCGGCCTTCCCCTGCTTCTCGGCTACATCCGCGAGGCTCATGCAGGCCGCAGCCCATCCACCGTTGAAGGCCGCCTGCATGGCCGACTCGATCAGCTTCCTGTTCGTCTCGGTCGACGTCATGCCGCCCCCGCTCTCGGCCCCGGCGCCCCGCCGTCGAGCTGCTCGGCCAGCTTCCGCGCCCGCCTCCCGCCCTCGGTCTTCGGCCCCTTCCGCCACTCCGCCTTCTGCTCCGCCGTCGCGCCCGCGTGGTCCCGGCAGAGGTCCCCGCCGTCCGCGTCGAAGATGCAGTCCGGCGCGGCGCACTTCGGCGGGTCGCGGTGCTTGGGCGGCTCCTCGCCGTTGCCGGAAGCGGGCTCGGGCTTGGCGGCGGGCGCGTCCTTGCGCTTGCGGGCGGCGGACCTCTCCAGCGTCGAAAGCAGTTCCTGGGCCTCCTCGAAGTTGGCGACGCCGATCAGCAGCACCGGCGTCTCGAAGTCGATGGAGACGAAGTCGGCCTCGTAGACGGCTTGGCGGCCGTCGAACTCCAGCTCTGCGTGCTTCAGCGTTGCCATGATGTCCTCCTTAGAAATTCAGGTCGCGGTCGGGGCGCAGGAACCAGGCGACGACGAACGAGAGCGATTTCGCGTCTCGCTGCCAGCGCGGGTAGCCGGGCGCGTAGATGCGGCCGATCACCATCGGGTCGCCCTTGCGCACCGTCCGCGCCGGGCTCACGCCGAGCTCGTCGAACACCTTGTCGGCCATCGCCTGCTGCGTCGCGCTCAGCACCGCCGGCTGCGCGAAAGCGAAGGGGAAGTCGACACCGAGGAAGGAGTCGGCCCAGGCCGTGATCTCGGTGCGCTGCGTCTTGCCGGGCTCGAGCGCGAGCGTCTCCCGGACCTGCATGTCCTTAGTGGAAGGCGAGACGTACTCGCCCGCGCCGAGCGGCGGCGACTCGCTCTGCTGCCGGGCGACAAACGGCGCACTCAGCGGCGGCGTGTCGATGCGGGTTGCCGTGTTCGACTTCGGCTCGCTTCGTGCCGTCCTGATCGCGAAGATGTCGATCGGGAAGTTCGGGACGATGCAGTAGCCCGCCGCGAGCGCCGCCTTGACCTTCCCGTAGAAGGCGAGCCGCCCTTCTTCTTTCTGGATCTGCCGCTTGAGCGTCATGTGCTTCCAGCCGCTCTTGACGGCGATCTCGTAGTTCTCCTGCAGGTCCGCGATGTCCTGGCGGACTTCGCCCATCTTCGCGATGCACCACTGGATGAGCTGGCCCTGCGCAACGCTCATCTCCTGCGGGTTGCGCGCGAACACGGTCAGGCGCGTGGCGACCGGCGCGCGGTCCTCCATGGGCGGCTGCGGTGCGGGGACGATCTCTTGAGCGGTCTGTTCGGACATTGCGATTCTCCTTGTGGCTGGGTGTAGAAAGGCCGGCCGCCGCCCCCGCTCAATTCGCCGCCCGGGCCAATCCCTGGTGGCGCCTCTTCCTCCTGCGAGGGTCGGCGACCGAAGTGGTTTAGAGCGGCGGCGCGCCGGGGATCGGTTCGAGCTCGCCGGTGTCCTCAACCGGGTCGAGGTCCTCGGGCTCGTCGAAGCTGCCGGTGTCCGGTGGGCTGCTCGGCGCCGGCGCGGGCTGCGCCTTCAAGCCGTTGCCGTTCGTCGGCGGCGCGTCGCCGGTCCGCTTGAGCGTGACCTTCCGCGGCTTCTTGCGCGCGAGCTTCAGCGTGAAGGTGATGTCCTTGTCGATCTCCGGCGACCCGCGCACGCGGATGGCGAAGCCGCTCTCCGACATCTCGTTCGGCTCGGGGAATAGCGTCACCTTCCGGCCCAGCCACTTGTCGGTCTCGCGCCCGAACATCTGCACCAGCGCCTTCACGTTGGTGACGTTCAAGACCCAGCGCTTCGGGGTCTCGGCGAGCGAGATCAGACCGCGCGCCTCCTTCGTGTTGTCCTCGCGCTCGAGCTCCTCGATCTTGACGCCGGTGATGGTGACGGTGCGGTCGCGTCCGCCGAGCGATGCAGCCTTGATGTACTTCGAAGGGGTCAGCAGTCCTGCGTCCATGGTCATGCCCTCCAGTTTCTGTTGCGAACGATGTTGTCGATGGTGTTCCAGCAGACGCCGTGAGCGCGTGCGATCCGCGCCTTCTCTCCCGGCTGCCCCTTGAAGGAGGCGCGTATTTGCGCGACCTGCGCAGCGGTCAGTTTCGCGTTCGAGTTGAGCTCGCCGCGGCGCATTTCGGGGTGCCTGCTAGCGAAATGCCGCCCTCCAAACGAGTGACGCTTCTTGGCCACCATGTCAGCGTTGTTGTCAGCGATGCTTCCGAGGAAGAGGTGAGCGGGGTTGATGCACGGCGGATTGTCACAGTGGTGCAAGACGCACAATCCGGCCGGGATTCCGCCGTGATGGGCAACCCACATCGCGCGGTGCGCGCTCGGTCCGCCGAACAGCCTGGTCTGTCCATAGCCATCCTTGAATCGAGATCCATTCCACAGCCAGCACGAGGCTGGACCGCCGGCGCGGTCGCACAGGGCGAGCAGCGCGTCCAGCGTGCTCACGCGCGTCATCTCGCGCTACCGAGGATGAGGCCCTCGCCGCTGAGATCCTCGTCTTCCTTCGGCAGCGCCCACGGCGGCAGCGACAGCTCAAGCTCCGACCCGTCGCTGTAGCCGGGCCAGTAGTATTGCGACCGGCAGAAGAGCAGCTTATCGAGCCACCCTCTGTACTCTTCGCGCCCCAGCTCGATCAGGCCTTCCGGCACGATGTACGGCTGCACGACGAACGGCGCTTCCGATTCCACTGCGATGATGACGTACGGCTTCTTGACGCCGGTCGCGGCCTCGTAGCCGTCGCAGTACCAGGCGGCCTGCGCGACATAGCTCAGGTCGTGGGCCTGTCTGCCGAACGCGTCGGGGCTCGCGTCCCTCGTCGTCTTGAGGTCCACGATGGCGCTGGCGGAGTTGAAATCGATCCTTCCTTTCGCTTTCACCACCGCTTCGCCGACCTTCGTCGTCCAGAGCATCGACACCTCGCCCTGGCCGCGCTGCACGTAGCGCATCGCCGTCGCGTGCGATTGCACCGCCTTCTGGACGGACATGCACCGCGCGTACTCGTTCTCGGTGAGCAGCTCCTTGCCCTGGTTGCGCTCCTTGAACGCGTCCCAGTCCTTGCCGCGCCTCGTGCCGCCGTCCCAGACGGCGATCGCGTTGCGGAACCGCTCGGGCTCGAACGCCGCGAGGTGCACAACACGGCCGACCTTCTTGGCGTCGCTGTCCGGGACCGGCGTGACCAGTGCGTGCTTGTAATGAGCCGGGGACCACTTCATCAGCTTGAGCAGCGAGAAGTTGCTCCGGTCGATGGAGTCGTATTGCTCGCGCGCAACGTCGGGATAGATACCGTCGTCCAGCATGCTCGTCATGGGGCGCTCCTATCGAGCCAATAGCGGATGGTGGTGCGGCCGACGGCGAGGGCGCGAGCGGCCGGCTTGACGCCTCCGTGCTTTCGGACGGCCTCCTTCACTTGGTCGGCGGTGAGCCCGATATTCTTCGGCTGCTTCCGCGACGGGACGCGTGGCGCGCTCATCGCTGTTTCCACTCGTCCGTCGCCGCCGCCCACTCTTCATCAGTGCGCCGCGAGCAATCGCGCGAGTCGTATTTGGCGGCGATGTCGATGAGGTCCCTCTTCGGAAGGCTTCCTTCGTACCGGGCCCGCAGCCCGCCTTTGCCGACCACCACCTCGACGCCGCCGCGCGCTCCGAAAGCCGGACCGGTGGAGCCGCGCGCCACGAGCCGCCGCACGTTCGACGGCAGCTCCTCCGCGGGCTCGCCGAACAGGATGCGTTGCACCTCCTCGACGGCGCCGACGAGCTCGACGCACTCGGCGAGGCTCAAGTCCGCCGCGATCTCGCGCACGGTCGCGGAGAGGAGCTTGAGCTGGGTGCGGGCGAGGAGGCGGAGGACTGGATCGCGTTCAAACGAGCTCATGGCGCGTGTCTCCATGTCTTGCCTCGCACGATGTCGGTGACGATGCCGCGGCTGATGCCGTACTTTTTGGCAATGCGCTTCTCATAGGAGATCGCCTCTTTGCGGATGGCGATGGCCTGCTCCAGCGATAGCGCCCTCGTCCCGCTGTTGTGCCGACGCTTCGCCACCATGTCGGCGATATTTGCCAGCTGGGTACCGATGAAGAGGTGTGAAGGATTGACGCAAGCCGGGGTGTCACACCGATGCAGCACGCAGGCGGAGCCTGGATCCCCGAACCGTGCGGCCCACGCGGCCCGGTGCGCCTTTACGTGCCGGCTCTCGGTGGCTGACGTGTAGATTCCGTAGCCCCCGGAGCCAACGTAGCCGCGCCACGGCCAACACTCGGAGGGTGAGAGCCCCTGCGGCACATAGCGGGAAAAATGAGCGGCATCCACCCGGAGCGGAGTCCTACCTGTCGGTCCTGCGGCCTGTCGCGGGGCGGACCCGTCGTGTCTCGATGTCATTTGCGCCACTCCCGGTCTGCGTCCTTCGCGGCCTCGCGGAGCTGGTCCGCCCATGCAGACGCCGCCTCCGACTTGAACCGCTGCGGCGTCCAGCCAGCGGCGAGAGCCTCCTCGACGGCCGTCCAGATCGCGTCCTCAACGGGGCTCGGTTGTGACACCCGCAGCGTGAGCCCCTGTTCGCCCATGGCGAATCCCAACCCTGGCGGCTTCATCGCGACACCGCCCCCACGCCAGTCGCTTCGGCGGTGCACGGCGCACATGGACAGTGCTCGTCGGCGCATAGGTGCCGGCCCGAGGCGCAGCGCTCGCAAAGTCCGCGCGTCGGAGCGGACTGGCGCTCTTCCAATTCGTCCGGGTGGTATTGGAGGACACGGTCGAACCGCAGCCCGGGGGCGTCTCCGATCGGATAGTGGTTGGCGCGCGCCGGATAGCCGCAGTTGCTGCAAGAACCCTCGCCGTGCGCCAGCCCGTAGGTGAAGGTGGCAAGCGCGAAAGCCTCAAGGACGTTGGCGGCTGCGATGACGCGCCCGCAGCCGATGCACTCCTTCTGCGGTGGGATGAATCGCGCGACCTGGATGTCCACCCAGGAGCGGATCTCGGTGATCTCCTTCTCGACCTGCTCCGGCGCCGCTCCGTCCTTCGGAACGAGCTTCACGCCGAGCGCATCGAACGTGCAGCGCGGGAGCGACTTTGCTTTGAGAGCGGCGAGGTCGAATGTCATCGCGACACCGCCGGCTCGATTCTCGGTGGTCATGGCAGCCTCCCGGCTTCGCGGAGGGCGTCGTGCGCGCGCTTCAGGACCATGACCAGGTTCATCGCCTTCATCGCGAAGCCCTCGGCGAGGTCGTGCGTCGTGTCGCGAACGAGAGAGCCGTCCTCGATGAGCTTGAACAGCGCCGCGAGCGCATCCGCCAGCGCCTCCCGCTGCCGCGTGACCTCGCGCAGCCCCGCTTCGTGGCGAATGCAGGTCTCGTCGGCGCTCATGGCGACACCGTGTCCGGCTGCGTCCCGCGCCACGCCCGAACTTTTGCGACTGAGCCCCAGCACTCGGCCGGGACCTCCCACTGGAGGTAGGCCACGATGTGGATGAGGTTGTAGAGGGTCGGCTCGTCGCAGCGGAGCACCGCTTCCCGGAGGTTGTTCTCGAGGAAGGCGAGGATGCCGCTGCCGGGCGGCACCGCGTGCCGGACGTAGAGGTCGATGGTGTGCCGGTGGCCGGGGTCGATCAGCTTCGGGTCGGGTCTCATCGGTCCCTCTTCATTTCCGCGCGCGATTCCGCTGCGTCCTCGGCCTGCGCGGCCCACTTGTCGTTGAGCACCTCGCGGGCGGTGTCCTCGATCCGCTCCTCAACGTGCGGGAGCTGGCCGTCGCGCAGCATCTCGAGGAGGTCCGGCATCGGCGCGCCGTCCTTCGCGTCCTCGCGCACCGACAGGACTTCGCAGTCATCGTTGGTCAGCTCGACCTCGGCGACGCAGTCGAAATCGGCGTCTCCCTGGGGGGACGTCCGCGAGTAGCCAAATGGGACGGTGACGCGCTCCTTGAAAGCCCTCATTGCAGCTCCTTCGAGGTTTCGCGCTCGTGCTGCGCGTCGAGCTCGTCCTGCTGCGCGCTGATCGCCCAATACTGCTTGTCGAGCTCCTCCCACTTCGCGTCGTGCTCGGCGGTGAGCTTCTCGATCGCCTCGGCGAGGTTGGCGTCGAGCAGGTTCTGCTCGGCGTAGATCGCCTTGCGTCGCTGCTCGAGGCAGGAGCTGCAGTTGCAAATCGGCCGGTCGCACATGGCTACACCGCCTTCTTTTCGTTGAGGTGGCCTTCGACGAGCGCGCGCCCGCCCGCGAACGCCTGCAGCACATCCGGCCCCCTCGAGTAGCCGCCGCGCAGAAACTCGCCTTCGAGGTGGACGGACCAGCTGAAGCCGTTGCTGTCGCGGCGCGCGGTGACCTTGTAGTGGTGGCCCGCGCACTCGCCCTCGACCGCGTACCGCTCGCGCCCCGCCTCCTGCTCCGTCTCGTCGCCCGCGAGGTGGCGGCTGTTCGCGATGTGCGCGTAGTGCGCGACGATGGCGGCGCGCGTGGTCGGCGACGGCGCCTTCTTCTCGCCCAGGTCCTCGGCGAGCTTCGTCCACTGCGGGTCGGTGGCGGATGCGAGCTGGCGCAAGATCTCCGCCGCGGCTTCCGGCGAGGTCTGGTCTCCGCCGGACGCTTCCACGACCCGGTTGAACGCGGCGATGAAGCGGGCGACTTTTCGGGCGCGGCCGTTCTCCTCCCAGCCGTTGCGGGCAGTCATCGGGCGTCCCACTTGGCCGAGTCCAGCGAGTTGAGGGCGTGGCGCTCCTGAATCTCGCGGAAGAGATGCCTATCGGAAGCGGTCAGAAACTCCATCGACTCGTCGGGGTCGCAGCTCGACCCGCTCGCGCCGCCCTCCGCCATCGCCATCGACGCGCGCTCCAGCGGCGTGAGGCGCGCGCGAAAGTGCGCCACCACCTCGGCGACGGTCTCGGCGGAGGGAGCGTGGCAGGTGCGGGTGTCGCCGTTCGCCTCGCGGCGCCTGGTCACGACCTCCGCGACGGCCGTCCACCACGACGCAGGCGCCGCCTCAATCGACGCCGCGAGCGCTGCGGGGTCGTCGCGGTAGAGAGGGTTCGCGGCGGCGGACTCGCTGACCGCCGCGATGACTTCGAGCACCTTCGACTTGTGGGCGGCTTCTGCGTGACCGTTCGTGTTCGGCATCTCGGCTGCCTCCGTGTTGAGGTGGAGGCAATATGGCAGATGCCATGTTAGCTGTCAACTGCCATGTATTGCGCTGCCGAACGCGGGGTGTTCCCCTCTCTGGGGCAAGGGGATCCCGTGGCTCTCATCGAGTGTCCAGACTGCAAGACCAGGGTGTCGGACAGCGCCGTTGCATGCATCAGCTGCGGTCGTCCGATCGCTGCGCGTGCTCCCGCCGCCCCGCAGGTGGTTCGCGCGAAGAGGACCTTCAACAGCACGCTCGCTCTTGCGTACCTGCTAGGGTTCGCGGGCTGCGTCTCCATCTTCAACACCGAGGCGGCGCCGGCCACACCATGGCTTCTGGCGGGTGCGTTGGTCGCTTGGGTGGTTTCGCGGTTCTACGCGTACAGCTAGATCCTTGGCCGTCGAGGCTCGTGTCTCAGCCGTCCGACGGTGGCGTTTTGGTTTTCAGGAAGTCGACGAGCCGGATCACCGTCGCCGTTCGCTGGCTACCGGATGGATCCGTTCCGGCGCGCGGGCTGGTGAGGGATGGGCGGCGATTCTGCCGGGATCAGTCGCTCTGCCGGTCTTCGTCCTCGGCGGCCCTCGTCGGGCCCGGGCTTCCAGAATTTCGCGTCCGGATCGTCGTCGAGAAACACGTCGGCCGAAATACCGAGGACCTTGTGCAGCCGGTGCAGCGTGTCCACTCCTACGCCTCTGCTGCCCGATAGAATCTTGTAGAGCGTAGACGGATCGGCCTCGATCTTTTTCGCGAGCGCGTAGGTGCTCCCGAAACGGGTTTGCGACAATCGGCGTATGTGCGCGGCGACGCGAAGGTCGATTTCTGTCGGGGTGTATGCCACGGCGAAAACACCCTCGCTCAACCCGGCCTTGGCGGTGGGCGGGTAACTGGCTGTTGCCATGCTGGCGGTAGCCATGTTATAGGCCCGAGCCATGAGCGACCCAATCGCCGCGTTGAGGAGTTACCTCCGGAGCAGAGACGAGAAGCCAAGCGCGTTTGCCGTTCGCGCGGAGATCAACGAGTCCACGCTGTTCCACATCCTCTCTGGGCGAAGGTCGCCGGGGCTCGAAAAGGCGCTGGCGATCGAACGGGCGACCGGCGGCAAGGTGCCTGCGTCCGCATGGGTCACCTCTTCCCCTTCCGGGCGCGGGAGGCGCGGTACCAAGGCTGCCTAGTTCCTTTCCGGCGTGTGGCTGCGGCTGCACGCCTTTTTTGTACCTCGCGGGGCGTCGGAAACTGCGGAAACAGATTTTCCGGAAAGGGCTGGACGGGTGGCAAGCGTCGACAACAACGAGGTTTCCGCCGATCTCGCCGGGTTCGTCGACTCGGAGGCTGACGAGCGGGAGCGGTGGGCGCGGCTTGAGCGCGAGGCGCTGGCGTTGCTCGACCCGCTCGCGCGGATGATCGGGCACAAAGAGATCTGCGACGGAACCGACGTGAGCAAGGGGCAGCTTTCGCGGGAGCTGTCGCCGAACTACGAGACGCGCCTCTCGCTTCGGACGGCGCTCTTCGTCGGGCGGCGCACGCGCAACGAGCGGCTGGCGCAGATCGTCGTCTGCGACGGTCTCGGGATGCGCATGCCGGAGTGGCAGCGGCGCAAGGCTTCGCCGGAGGAAGAGCTGCGCGCGCTCAAGGACGAGTGCCGACAGAACGGCGTCGCCGGGCAGGCCATCCTTGAGGGCGCTTCGCTGCGCGTGAAGGCTGGACGATGACGACCTCGATCACCACCGCCGTCCAAGTCCGCTCATGGATCTACTGGTGCGCGCACGCTGGCTGCTCGAACTGCCTGCGCACGACCCCAGGAGCGCCGCCGCGCTCCTTCTGCGCCGAGCACGCTCCGTACCGGGAGATGGTCGCTCTCGTCGCGGCGCCGGAGTTCCAGCTCGATCAGATTCTCGCCTGGTGCTCGCGGCGTCCCTCGGGGGTCGTATGAGCTGCGAGCGCTGCGCCACCGCGAGCCAGTCCAACCACGAAACGCCGGCGGATCTGCGCTGCCAGTTCGACGAGAGCGGCCGGTTCCGCTCGGAGGGGAGGCATTGCCGGACGATGGCCGACCTCGTCCCGCTCGCAATGTTCAAGACGAACTCGGACGGCCGGCTCTTCAGCGCCACCATCGGCTTCGACGGCGACTTCATCGTGCTGGCGTGGTCCGGGGACGGCGCACGCATCGCCTACGCTTCCGTCCTGGTCGCGGTGGGCGACGGCGACGCGATCGCGACCGCTGTGCTCACCATCGACTTCGCCGAGCGGGCCATTGCTGCGTGCAGGGGAGGCGGGGAATGAGACAGCTCCTGTTTGTGCTCTGGTGCGGATTCGCGGCCGCCGTCGAGTGGCTGTTCAAGCCGCCGCCGGAAGCGATGCGCCGCGCGGGGCGGGACGAGAAGGCGCGGCGGCTTCGGGAAGCGCAGAAGGGTTTGCGTAGATGGCGATGAGCGAAGCGCAAGTCGTCAGGGAGGAGCGGCCCGCCGCGGCGCCGGTGGACTGCCGCGAGTGCGCGCACCTTCGGGGGGTGGTCGCGCGGGCGCTGGCGATTATCCACAGGAGCCGCGGCGGGACCGTTTCGGCGGTGCGCAGGATTCTGGAAGGGGCGCCGCTGCGATGAGCGCCCTTCGCCTCCCCCAACTCCCGGCCGGGTTCGTCGTGGAAGCCCGCGGCCTCGACGACGAGCGCGCGGTCCACCTCGACATCGAGGGCACGACCTTCGAGCTGCACCCGGAGGACGCGCGCAAGCTCGGCGCCGCTCTCGTGGCCGCCGCTGCGGAGTCCGACAAGCGAGAGGAGGGGTAAGTGCTGCACCTGTTCCATTCACCCATCAACCCGCGGCAGTCCCGCCGCAAGGAGGAGCACCATCGCAACGAAAGCGAAAACGACCACGAAGCGCACCATTCCGACCACGACTCAACTCCGCGCGCTGATCAAGAAAGGAGCCACGCAGCGCGCGCTTGCTCGGAAGTTCCACTGCTCGCAATCGACGATCTCTGCGCGCGTCTCGCCGTAGGGGTCGGTTCACGGACGCGGGAGGACTGCATGGGCTGACACAACGGCGCGGCAGGGTCCGCGCGCTTACGGCGATTGTCTACCGGGCGGTTTGAGAGCGCCGCCCGGTTCCTTCCACCCTCACCCCCGACGAAAGAACCCGACCATGGCGCGAGCAAAGAAGAGCCCGACCGGACTGCAGAAGCGAACCTTCGTGGAAGAGCTGCCGGTGCAGCTGAAGAACTTTGAGATCGAGGAGCGCCGCGAGCAGCTCGAGCAGGTGGCGTTCAAGCGCGCGGACCTGGCGGCGAAGAAGGCCATCACGCTCAAGACCATCAACGACGAGGACAAGAAGCTCGAGATCACCTACGACCAGCTGCTCGACGTCCTGCGCTCGAAGACCGAGAAGCAGATGGTCGAGTGCGTCGAAGAGAAGAACTTCGACACCAACCGCGCGGTGGTCGTGCGCACCGACACCGACGAGATCGTGCGCGAGCGCGCCCTCGAAGGCGACGAGCGAGCGGCCCTGGCGCAGGGCGAGTTGCCGGTGGGCGAGAACGACCCCGAAGCCCGGGCTTAGGGAAGGGGGCCTGCGATGCGCTGGGAAGATGAGAGATACGTCCGCCTCTACAAGCGCGACACCGCCGACTGGCTCGCGTTGTCATTCGACGCGCAGGCCCTCTTCTGCCTTCTGCTCCGCAAGGTCGACTTGTCGGGACGCCTCGAGCTCGGCCGGCACGGTCCGAAAGCTGTCGCGGCAGTCATCGGCCAGGTGGCTCTCTGGGACCGCCTGGGGCCCGCCCTGGACGAGCTCCTGAAGGACGGCTGTGTGCGGATCGAGGCCGAGACTTTGCTGGTCCCGAACTACGTGGTGGCCCAGGAAGCCCGGATGAGCCCGAAACTGAGGCAGCGTCTCAGCCGGGAACGAAAAGGCGACCCGCCGCAACAAGGTGTCACGCCAGAATCAGAGACGCCAGAATCGCGTGACGCTGACGCAACAAAACGTATGCAGCCGGTCACGCCCGGCGCGGAGGTGTCACGCGCGGTCACTCCAGCCTTTAACCAGCCTTTAACCAGCCCTTATCCAGCCGTGCCAGATTCCGCCGCACACGGCGTCACGCGGGGGACGGACCTCTGGCCTCCGGATCTGCTGGCCAGGATCCAAGCCGCCTGCGGCAAGACCGACCTCGACCCCGACTGGCAGGCGTTCGTCGGCAAAACCATCCGCGCGGGCATCACCGGCGAGCAGCGGATCGCAGGAGGCACGGACTTCCTCGACGGGGGTTACGCGCAGTCTAAGAGCGACCCGCTGAGCTATTGCGCCGCGATGATCACCAGGAGCACCGGGGTGCAGCAGACCGGCGCCCCGCAGCGTGTCGCCGCTACCTCCGGCGGCAGCACGAGGGCGGCGGAACTTGAAGCGTCCACCGCAAGGTTTATGGCCGAGAAGCGAGCTGGAGAGAAGGCCGTCGAGGAGCAGAAAAAGCGCGGCTTCAAGCCTCCGAAGTTCGGCCACGCGCCGCACCCGAACGGGAAGCCATGAGCGAGGCATTTTCGAACGTCGTCGAGATCCCGCACGGCCGCGTGGCCCCGCACAACCTCGACGCCGAACGCTCGCTCCTGGGCGGCATCTTCCTCGACCGCGAGCAGTTCGCCGAGGTGCAGCTGATCGTCAAGCCGGCGGATTTCTATCGCGAGGCGAACCGGAAGATCTTCGAGGCGATGTGCGCGGTATCGGCGAGGGGAGAGCCGGTCGACCGCGTGATGGTGGGCGACGAGTTGCGGCGGGCGGGAGCGCTGGAGGCGGTCGGCGGGGACGAGTATCTCGAGCGGCTGGATGCCTTCACGCCGATAGCGGGACAGGTTTCGTTCTACGCCGGGATCGTCTCGAACAAGTCGCTCATGCGCCGGACCATCGAGACGGCTTCGGCCATCGCCCAGCTCGGGTACGAGTGGCACGGCGAGGCCCGCGAGTTCGTCGACACGGCCGAGAAGAAGCTCTTCGAGATTTCGCAGGTGACGTCCGCGCCGGAGATCACGGCGGTGCGCGACCTGGTGCCGCGCGTCTTTCGGAACATCGAGAAGCGCTACGAGCACAATTCGGACTTGACCGGCGCGCCCTCGGGACTCGACGAGCTGGACGCAATCACGAACGGCTTTCAGGAGGGGGACTTCATCCTGCTCGCGGCGCGGCCGAGCATGGGGAAGACCTCGCTCCTGCTCGACCTTGTCCGCGCGACCGCGACGGCCGGCGGAGGCGTGGCGGTCTTCGAGATGGAGATGCCGAAGGACCAACTCGTCGAGAAGCTGCTCTCGGCGGAGTCGAAGGTGAACCTCTCCTCGCTGCGCACCGGGCGCATTGCGGAGCGCGACTGGTCTCACCTCGCGCGGGGCGGAGGAAAGGTGTCCGATATGCCGGTGTACATCGACGACCAGGCGCGCACGATTCTAGAAGTGCGGGCGCAGGCGCGAAGGCTGGCGCTGCGGCTCGCGAAGACCCCGACGCCATTGCGAATGGTCTGCGTCGACTACATCCAGCGAATGCGCGGCACCGGTGGAGCGCACGTCCAACGCGAGGAGGTCATCGCGTCGATCAGCCGCGAGCTCAAGTCGCTGGCGACCGAGCTGATGGTGCCGGTCATCGCCGTGTCTTCGCTCAACCGCGAGCTGGAGAAGCGCCCCGAGAAGCGTCCGCAGATGTCGGACCTGCGAGAGAGCGGGGCGCTGGAGTTCGACGCCGACTTGATCCTCTTCGTGTACCGGGGCGAGGTCTACAAAGACACGAGCTGCCCGGAAGGTCAGGCCGAGATCATCATCGGCAAGAACCGAAACGGTCCGCTCGGCGTGGCGAAGGTGGCGTTCGTCGCGCCCTACACGTCGTTTCGGAATCTGGCTCCGCGCGATGCGCCGCAGAAGAGCCTGCCGCTCGAGGCGCCGGAGCGAGAAGAGCCACCGCCGCCGCCGGAGGACCGCTACCCGTGAAATGCAAACACGGCCGCCGCGGCACACGCTGCTACGAATGCTATCGGGAGCTCGCGCACGAGTACGGGCGCAGGTTGCTCGAGGCGGCGCGAGCGAAGGCGCCGAAGCAGCTGCGGCTCGTTCCACCGCCCTCTGCCGATGAGGACTCACCATGACCAACCGCGAGCTCCGCTCCGAACTCCGTCACCTCCACCGCCTCCTCACCATCTCCGCCACGAAGGCGCGCGAGCACCTGGTCATCGTCGACAAATTGACCGCGGCGAGCGTGCGGATGCAGGTGCTGATTAAGAAGCTGCGCGGGAAGAGGCGCTGATGGCGGCCGGGGCGACAGAGCTGCGGGTGCGGCCGGCCGAGCTCGCGTTCGTGGTGCGCGGCAATCCGCTGTCGCAGAACCGCGCGTGGACGATCATCACCTGGAAGCCGAAGAAGGGCTCGGCCGCGCATCCGCACTCGTCCCTGAAGCTGACCAAGGAAGGCGCCGAGTTCAAGCTCGAGGTCGCGCGCATCGCGTCCCTGGCCAAGCCGCCCGAGTGGGACATCGACAACGAGTACGAGGTGACGGCGGTCTACTACTTCGACAGCCGCCGCCCCGATTGCGACGGCCCCGGCAAGCTGGTGCTCGACGCGCTGGAGGCGATTCTCTATCGGCGCGACTCGCAGGTGTGGCGGTTCACGCAGCAGAAGGAGCGCGACCCGGAGCAGCCGCGTGCGGAGATAACCGTGCGGCTGCGGATGCCGTGGAAGCCGCAGCAGAGGCCGTTGCTATGACTGGAGTCTCTTGATGGACCCGATGAACGGAACCCCGCCGGCGCTGCCGGAGCTGCATTTGCCGCCCGACTTCCTCCTCTGCTTCCTGCTCGCGGATCTGGGTGTGCACGTCCTCAACGGCATCGCCGGGCAGATGAACTTCGTCGGGCGCAAGGACGAGTCGGCGTTCGTGCTGGGCCTCGCGGCGAGCATGGGCGCCTTCCGGGACCAGGTGCGGCAGAAGGGGTCGAGCGCCATCGTCCTTGCCGGCCCGGGCGATTTGCCGCACGGGTAACCATTTACCGAAGCCGGGCCGACGCACTACTCTGCTCGCCCCAGCCCGAGGAGCACCGGAATGCTGAGAGTTGACCCGCGCGACGAGGCCGATCTGCTGTGGGTGTTCAATCAGGCGGAGGGCGAGATCAAGAACGTCCGCTCGACGTGGCCCGATGAAGCGCGCGGGAGGGTCGAGAGGATCGGCACGCACGTCGGCTACGAGCGCATCGAGGACCGCACCTACCTGAAGACCGGGCTCTGGTGCGGCGCCGTCGAGGTGAAGCCGCAGAAGCCGCAGCCGCCCGCGTACACCATCGACGGCCGCGCGCTCGCCGCCGCCTCCAAGGAGAGCCGCATCCGCCGCGCCCTACGCGCCGCCGGACCCGAGGCCGAGCTGGTGCTGCGCTTGCGCTTCCGCGAGGTCCTCGCCGTCGGCCGCCTCGCCTTCGGGTGCGCCGGCGCTGGCCACGGAGAGCGCAGCGGCCGCACCGGAGCCGTCTCCATCGGCCGCGTCGAGACCCTCCTGCGCGGCCCGGGAGCGGTCGCCCACCTCACCGATGCCGCCCGCG